TACCTCTTTGTACCCACTTCTTAACCCGGCACTCCTGAAACTCCCTGTATGCCTCACGCTGTGAAATAAGGTCATTTGCCGGGGCGATACGCTTTGCGTAATTTGCCGCACCCAGTTCAGCCATTTCAGCGCATAGGTTTTTCAGTTCGTATAATTCCAGAATGATAGGCATGATTACTTGCTTTTGATACGTTTGAAGAATGCAGACACGCTTTCAGTGCCGTACTCATCATCAGTGTATAGCACATAAGCCATCAAAGCGCACATAACGAATGTGACGAAATGCCACCATGCGCCAAAGAAGATCGCCCCGATTAGGGCTGTGATTCCAAGCAGTCCGAAGATTACCGATCCTGCCAAATTGATTAATGTTTCAAACTTCATAATCAGTGTTGCATTTGATTAGTTGAACAATTCGTTTTCTGGTACGCCTAACTTTTGGGAAAGCAGGGAAATTTTCAAAGCATCCGGCTTTTGCGCTCCTGCCAACCAACAGCGTACAGTTTTCTCTGAAACTTTGCATAACTCCGCAACTTCTTTTACAAAAGCCGTTTTCGGAGCTACGGGTGCTTTTGCCGGAAGAGCGTCATAAATCTGTCTGAACTTACTTTTTTCCATATTTTTACCCAGTAAATTAGCGTTTGGCAAACACATTTTTCATATATTTGCCCTGTAATAACATTGATTACACCGCAAATATACGGAGAATAATTCTAATAAAGCAAATAATTACGGAGTTTTTTTCTAAGAAATTTGCGAGGGAATTATAAGTTATTGATTATCAAATTAGAATTAAAGTCGGTAAAATGAGCGAAACAAAAGATAGATTGCTGGAATTTCTTCGGTACAAGGGATTGGGTCAGCAAAAATTTGAAATCTCAATCGGAATGAGTAACGGTTGGGCGAACAAAGTAGGTGATAGCATCCGTGAAAACACATTGAAGAAAATAAGTGAGGTTTACCCGGAACTAAACATAGCGTGGCTAAAGTCTGGAGTTGGGATAATGCTGAATAACGGAGAAAGTGAGGAAACTCTGTACACTCCGAAAGAAGAGCATCCCAAAGAGCGCAACCAGAAAGATGCAACGGAAGAGACTGCAAAGATGGTTCTACTTCTTCCAGTGTCCGCACAAGGAGGCAGCTTGAATGACTTCGTTGTATCGGTCAAGGAAAGCGATTGTGAAAAGGTAGTATCTCCGATCCGTGGCGTGGACTTCGCTATGACCGTATCAGGTGATAGTATGTCGCCTGAATATCCCAACGGTAGCCGGATCTTCATAAAGAGGATAAACGAAAGGGCTTTTATCGAATGGGGAAAGGTGTATGTGCTTGATACCTGTAACGGTACTGTGATTAAGATACTCGTTCCTGCTGAAAAAGAGGGGTATGTAAAGTGTGTATCTATTAATCAAGATCCTATCTTTGCACCCTTTGAGGTTGCATTTGAAGATATTTACGGAGTGTACAAGGTTTTGCTTTGTATGTCTGTTAAATAGTTATTGATATGGAAAATTTTAGTAGAATGGTGATCGACCTGTACAAACAGAGTTTCACCGATTATGTGAATGGGAACACGGTTAATGTAGATGCAATTCTGGAAGCGCAAGAAGCCCTTAGCAATGCGATAATCAAAGCAAGGATAGAAAACACTGGCACGGAGTTTCTGGAGCATCTGAAAGCCGATATTGATTATTTGAAGTATAACATCCTATGAATACGGCTGTGAGCAAACAAATAATGGAGCGTTTTTATACTGCACTTGATGCGATAATAGCCATGAAGAAGATTCGTGGAGTGAATACATATTGCCGACTGAATAACATAGACAGACGGAATTTCATTGCCCAGCGCAAAGATTTGGATCGTGGATGGTTTCAGTTATCGTGGCTACAACCTATGGTTAGAGAGTATGGTGTAAACGCCAGATGGCTACTTACCGGATTTGGAAGTATGTTTGAGAACAACAAAACAGAATCAAAATGAGAAAACTTATACTCATGCTCTTTGCGATCATCCCTGTTGTCGGATTTTCGCAAGTGAAAAATGCCGGGTGCTTTTTGAGATTGGAAAAGCCCTACCAGAGTGATACGCTTTCAATGGAAAATGACAGCGTAAAAATATCATTCCGCTTCAATTCACTAAACTACTTCTGTGAATTGTCTATAGAGAACAAAACGAATGAGGTTGTTTTGGTTGATTGGGATAAGTTCCTAATGGTTATGGAGGGTGAATCTCTTCCAGTCCTATTTGAAGATACACAGATGATCAACAAAGACGGATCAAAAGGACAAACACCGATAGCCCCAGAAACGAAACTCGTAAGAAGCGTTGCCCCTATTGACTATATAGATTTGAATATGGCACTATACAATAAGGGCTGGATAAAGAAGCGTGGCGATCAGGAAATAGGCTTTATGATACCTGTTGTTTTTGGAGATCAAACAAAATACTACCATTGCTCAATATCCGTATCTCTGAAATAAGATATGATTAACCAAGTAAAGAGGGTGCAAATTGAAAGCACCCTTTTTTTGTTCTTTCCCCCATACCCCCTATTTCATATACTATCTATTCTTATCTATAGATCTATACTTATATATAATATAATATATATACCCCCGGATAACTTTTGCTTAGGCAAAACGCAAAAATTAGATTGTTCATTATTAGGCATTTGCAAACTTTTGCTTAGGCAAAACAAAAACGGTCAAATTTTGCTTAGGCAAATATGCAAAATTAAACATCTGATTTTCAGAGCGTTCTATATTTTTGCTTAGGCAAATTGATTTTGCTTAGGCAAAAGTGCGTAAAGCATTGATAATCAATAAAAGTGCTATTTTGCTTAGGCAAAAACAGACCGAAATAATTTTGCTTAGGCAAAACACGATTTTCCGAACATTGATTTACAGATAGTTATAAACTTTTGCTTAGGCAAAATGGTACTTTTTGACACTCGAAAAATGCCGCATTTTGATGAAAATTGCGTTTGCTTAGGCAAATGGAAAATTTGCTTAGGCAAAACGCAAAAATTACTTTGTTGGTTATCAATCACTTTCAGAAATTTGCTTAGGCAAAATTCTTTTTTGCTTAGGCAAATATACTGGCTCATCTACAGAGCAAATGTTGAGTTTGACGGTATCAAGCACCTTTCTATTAGCTTTGTCTATGAAGTCCCACGATTTCTTGATATAGATGTCCGTCACCCTCATTGTTTCGTCCACATGGTTTAGCGAAGTGTGAACGGTGTACTTATCCACTCCAGCCTCATTGTTTGCTATGGTTGCCCATGAGTGCCGGGCTGCGTAAAATTCCAGATCTTCAACTCCGAGAATCTTGCCGATCTTCTTTAGCCCATAATTCAAAGCAGCACTGAAAGAATCCATCCGGCTATACCAGTGGTAGAATCCAAACACACGCTCACCAGCCGGATCACGGTACTTATCTACCAAAGCCTGTATCTCCGGCTCTATCCTGATAGATATTTCCGCTTTGTCCGCTCTTCTGTTTTTTGTCTTAGTCCGCTGGTAGGTGATCCGTCCGTTCTTGCAGTCCGTGCAGAAGTACAAATCTACGGCATTCATCCCAACCAGTGCGAAACTCAACAAAAACACATCCTTTGCCAGATTGAACCTGTTTTTACCCGGTTGCATTATCTCCGTATATGGAAGTTCCGCAAATCTCCGCATGGTCGCAACATCCAACGCCCTTTTTCGTGTTACCGGGATCTTAGGCAGCTTTACTTTCTTGAATGGGGAATAGGGTATGCGTATCACTCCCATATCCTCATCATTAAATTCAGCCTTTGCCATATTGTGTATGGCTCTTAGCTGGCTTGGGTACAATGATTGCGCCCTTTCCCCTTTTTTTCGGTTTGTTCTGGCTGGCTGTGATGCAATCCACCTTATCCAGTCCTCAATGAATCGTGATGTCACTTCATGGATGCTTATCTTTTCCCTGCCAACAAACTTCACCAGATTGTTTATCGCCACTTCGTATGAATTGGCATTGCCGTTATGTCCGCTATCACGGAGTTTCTGGATATACTTCCGGGCATAGTCCACGATGTCAAGATCGAAGTGTTCTCCATTGTCAGAAGTGATAAGATCCACAACCTGATCCACCGTCATATCTTTAATCCTTTCCCCGGCACGGTCACAGATGTTTCGGTACTTCTTCACAAGTTGGTCTGTGAGGTCTATGTACTTCTGGTTTTTCAGTTTCAGCGCACGGGTCAGATCTTCTTTCGTCACATAGTATGTTGTGGCAAGATACCTTTTCTGCCTGTTGTGCGTAACCCTTATCTTTATGTTATATGTCCCGTCTGATTTCTTTTGATGGGCATATACTTCCGCTTTGAATGTAGCCATATCTTTTTTCTGTAGAACATTTGTAGAACTTTGTACCGCAAAGATAGGCTTTTTTTGCTGTAAATGCGGAAAAGAAAACGCCCACCCTTGCTAAAAGAGTGGGCGAAAAAGTAGCTCCGATGGGAATCGAACCCATATTTGCGGTTTAGGAAACCGCCGTTCTATCCGTTGAACTACAGAGCCTTATGTAAATTTCAAGAGGCTTGCCGGATTTGTTTACTTGGTGAATCCGGCTCACCTCATCTTTTTTGTGCCTTGCCCCCTGCCATACGTTTAGGAAACTCTTGTTCTATCCGTTGAACTACAGAGCCTTTTTGCAAAGGTACGTCTTTTTGTTGATATATGCCTAATTTTTTGCAGAAAAAACTTTTCATCGCATCAGTCTGTTACTGATTGCGTAAAATAACTTCCTTTTTATTTTGTTTTTTGCCGGAACTTCGCCATTTTTGTAGCTCGTTGATTTGTAAACTTTAAAATAAAATACAATATGGCAGAAGAAAATGTAATCAAAGAGCTGGATGATGTGGTAGTCCGCTTCTCGGGCGACTCCGGTGACGGTATGCAGCTTGCCGGCAACATGTTCTCGAACATTTCAGCTACGGAAGGAAATGATATCAGTACGTTTCCGGATTATCCGGCCGACATCCGTGCCCCGCAAGGCTCGCTGACAGGTGTGTCGGGATTCCAGGTGCATATCGGATCGGGAAAGGTGTATACGCCCGGCGACAAGTGCGATGTGCTGGTGGCGATGAACCCCGCTGCACTGAAGACACAATACAAGTTCTGCAAGCCGCAGGCTGTCATCATCATCGATTCGGACTCGTTTACGAAACGTGACTTGGAAAAGGCGAAATTTGAGCTTGAAAATCCGTTTTCAGAACTCGGCATAAAGAACGAAGTGGTTGAAGCTTCGATAACCACCATGTGCAAGGAGAGCCTCAAGGACAGCGGACTGGACAACAAGTCGATCCTCCGCACCAAGAATATGTTTGCGCTGGGACTGGTGTGCTGGCTTTTCCATCGCGACCTGTCGATTGCCGAAAAGCTTCTCCGCGAGAAGTTCGCCAAGAAACCGGCCATCGCCGAGGCGAACATCAAGGTGCTCAACGACGGATACCACTTCGGTGAAAACACACATGCTTCCGTGTCTTTCAGCTATATGGTGCCGAGCAAGGAACAGAAGCGCCCCGGACGCTATATGGACATCAACGGAAACAAGGCTACGGCTTACGGCCTGATGGCTGCTGCGGAAAAAGCCGGGCTTCAGCTTTATCTGGGATCTTACCCCATCACTCCGGCTACAGATATCCTGCACGAGCTCGCCAAGCATAAGTCGCTGGGCGTTAAGACGGTGCAGTGTGAAGATGAAATCGCGGGATGTTCTTCTGCCGTGGGAGCGGCATTTGCAGGCGCATTGGCCGTAACCACTACATCGGGACCCGGAATCTGTCTGAAGAGCGAAGCGATGAACCTGGCGGTCATCA